AGCTCGTTGTATTCTTTATCGCTTAGTGGCTTGTGTAGTTTGGCTTCAGCACTGGCCGCTGCGATTGCAGAGTTAATAAGAACTTGGTCAAGCGGTTTGCCGGAGATCACACCTGTGATGGCATTTGAAACTAAACGTTTCTCCGTAGCTGACAGATCTTTGGTTAAGTCTTTCATGTCGGCGGAGTTGAGCAGTGCATTAGTTGCCCCATTTACCCCGCCTGCAGCTGCGCCCCTGAGCATGGCATCACTAACGTCTTGTCCCGTTAATGCGGCGGTAGCCCCCGATGTAACTGCGTTTTGGAAAGAATTTGTTAGCGTGCTAGTCATTGTGGGGTCCAGCCCCAGTTCTTTAATATACTTAGCCCCGTCCTTCATCAAGTCCGTACCGGGTATATTGGCTACAGCCATGCTAATGGCCGCGCTCTTAATAGCATCACCCATGTCTTGACCCGACAAGACATTTACCGCCATACGAGCTGCAATTTGCTGCGGAATAGACAACCCACCCGTAGCAAGCGCCAAACCAATCTGAAACACAGGCCCCATATCTTGCATCAAATTGGCAAGATCATTAGATGACGCACCCTGCGTGTAAAAGATAGGATTGCCTTGAGAATCAAACTGTACGCCGTAACCAGTGTTGCCTTTGCCTTCAAATGTGCCGCCAAAGAAGTTACCTGTCTGGCGTTCGCTGTATGTCAGAGGAACAACTTGCCCTGTTTCTTTATTGCCAAATGTTCTTTGTGTTTGGGTATCGTAGATTGGGTTGCCACCATCGTCAGTACCTACAATCTCTTGAACTTCACGGGTGATCGGGCCAAACTGCTTAATATCAGTAATGCCAATATCAGCCATAATCTTAGCCATGTCGCGAGCATTAGCCTCGACAGAACCGCGCCCTTGACCAGTCCATTTGGACGTATTGCTTGACGCAAGTATTTGCTTGGCTAACGCATCTATTATTTTAGAGTTAGCAGATTCCGCCGGTTTGTTTTGTTCAGCCAACATGTTGGCCAACTCTTCCCGTCGCTCCATAGCGGAAAGGCCCCTAGCAGGGCCGTCTTCAAACAGGTGGTCGTATGAGTTTTCTTGGATGGCCATGTTTAACCAACTTTCCAATTTGTTCCGTCTGAATATACCGGCACGGCAACTGCTCCGCCAGTCGCTACGGTAGAACCAAACGTTGGAAGCAACGCATCAGTTACAAACGCCCGAGCACCCTTACCAGATGTAGCCGCACTAGGAAGTGTTGAGACAGTGTAGTTAGTCAAAGGCGGCTGAAAAGTGCCGGAGTCAAGTTGGTTAAGTATGTTTTCTAACCGGTTAAAGTATAGACGCAGAATGTTGTTAAGTTGATTCTGGTACTGCTCGTTATATTCCGGTGTAGCAAACGGCAATGCAGGGGGCTGCACCCGCTGAAGCTCAAACTCTGATGTGATGATGACACTCATGAGTTACCTCTGCGGCCATCTTGTTTGATGTCAATACGGGGGCTACCTAACTGCCATGCACAACCCAGCTGGTTGGATTCAATCTTCATAATCATCTGACGGCCACGAACCCGGACATAAACCTGACCCGTGAACTCTTCAATCGGCACCGTGGCTGTTCTTACAATCGTAGCGTCCGAATTACCACCCAAAGAGATTGGACTGTTGTAGCCTGAACCAGAGTTCTGCATTGGGATCAAAGTCATGGTCACTTGCGGGGAGGCAGTATCCGACCCACGGAACGTGATGTCAGGCACGATACGCCAGACAAACCCAAAGTGGTCGCCGTCATCAATGTCAAATTCAGTTGTTTCAATCACTGCGTTAATTGGCAGGGTTGTACCTGTTTCGTTGTCATCATTGCCCTGCTCGTGGAACACAATGTTGTAGCTGTAGGTAGCCGCCATTGGGTGCTGGCGCAACGCAGAGTCAAGCCACGCTGTACGGGCCATTGTTCCATACGCCCACACATCTTCTGCGTAGTTATAGGTAACGTATTTATCAATCGTAAATGAGTTGGCCGAGCAATAGAAGAACCAGACTTCGTTAAAGCCTTCATTGGTAGACGCAAAGATCTGAGCGGCCTGTTCTAAGTTAATGTCTTGGAAGATAAACTGACGCAAGTCACAACGCAATGTCTGTGTACGACCATCGTATTTGTAGAACTTATCAATACCCATCCAGTACGTTACACCAGACGCAATAGCACACGCATTCGGACCAGCAATAGAGATGTTGTCTGCCAATAACTGAGCACCCCAAACAGCTGGCGGTCCTTGGTACTGCATGGAATACAGAGAAGAATCAGTCCAAACCAATATCTCTTGACGAGACTGCAAGGCAGTCACGATCTTTGAGCCGTGCGATAGCTGTAAGCTACCAGCCTGATTTGTGGCAGCAGGGAACCACTCAAGGTAATCTTCTTGGTCAGACCAACGAATGAGCGTTGGGTTTTGTGTTGCCGATCCGTAGTCGTTACAGCCAAACGCAAATACAAACCTAGATGAGTCAGAGATCAGAATGAAGTTCTGAATTGTAGGAACAGAGCTAGCCCCTACCAAACTAGAAATCAAGACACCCCGTGTTGTCAGTGATGTATTGGCTTTCCAGATATAGATCTGACCGCCGTTAGGACCAAAGATTAAGTCTTCACCAAAGTTAGCTTGACTCCAGATACGCATCTGGTTAGTTGATGCCGCACCAATACCCCATGTGCCCGCACCCCAAGCACCAGCGCCCCAGCCAACTAGAGGAACTGCAAACGCTGAACCAACGTTAATCTGATATGCCGCAACAACAGACGCTCCACCACCCGTGGCAGTGGAAGACGCCGCAGATGCCGCTGTAATTTCGTATGTTGTTGTAGACGTACCAATCGTTGTGATCTGATACTCACCGTTTAAAGTGAGGCCACCAACAGCTGTTGCGCCGCTAAAGGTTACAAAGTCACCGTCGACATAGCCACCAGCCGCATCAGTCACCGTGACTGTGGTTAAGCCCGATGTTGTGGAAAACGGGTTGTTTGCTAACGTAGCTGGGGGTGTTACTCGCAAAGGCGTTATGTCGTTATATGCACCGCCAGACTCAATGTAGTACTTTAAGTTTGTGCCTACGCTTAGTAAATTCTGCCCGCCCAGAGTCACCCAGTTCCACAAAGAACGGCAGACTCCTTGGAATATCGTAGAAGAAATGCGTTGCCAGCCACCAATCTTCTCGGGCGTACCTTGGCGGAAACGTACCTTATCAGAAACGTAGTAGCCGTTCTCCGACGTATATCGGGTGTTTTCTCTGTTTACACCGGCTTTCTGCTGAAGTTTCTTTAATGGCATGGGCAGTCCTAGGATAGAAAGAGTGCTTTTTCAGCGTCTCTGCGCTTTTTTAGCCCTGCGAGTATTTTGCCACCACCCATGCAATACAGCAAGAGTGCATCGGCTGCGCCTTCCCAATCACCACGGTTTAATTTCATCCGAATAGAAGAGCGCTGAAAAGTGCCCAATCCGGCATTGAAGGAAAAGCTGACACACGCATCGAAAGCCCCTTGACGACCAACAAGAGTGGGAGCAAGTCTAAGAACACCACGTTCAAAATTTGTGACGTCATCTGCGAATAGTTTCTCGATCTCTTCTTTAGTCCAGACACGATTGTCCTCCTGTCTCAGTGGCATTTCTTTGCGAATCATGGAGGTCTCTTTGCCCTCAACACGCACCACGGGTAATCTAATCTGCTCTTGATAAAGCACCCTCCCATACCCAATCGTCCAAATGTGGGCTGGGCACAGGTATGGTTTAGTCCTGTACCCCTCGTACCGGTGCATTAAGTCAGCGCCAGCCTTGCTTAGTTTCATTTCTTAGACCAGCCACGTGAGCCAAACCAAAAGCCTACGATAGCACCCAGCATAGCCATCTCATCGCTTGAGAAGATGATTTCAGCAACACGAACCAAGTCTTCAATCGTAACAATCAGGCCGGGGTGCGAATAAACAAAGTAAGCGAGCCAAGCGTTGATGGCGCACAGTTCAATAATAAAGATGTAAGTGACTGTGGGGCGAACAGTGCCAACATAGCTTGACACCCAGCCTGCGGCTTTTTCTAACACCGCCTTGTCATGGTCATACGCTGCCACAGTCATTTCTGCGTCAGTCTGCATGGCAATCTGGTCGGTGCGGATTTCTTCAATCTTTTGCTGGGCGGCAAAGCCCTGCGCCATCATCTGAAGTTCTTTTTCCGTTTGTATGCGGGCTAAAGCTAACTCATGCTTTTGGTCAGATTTGTTCTGGAAGTATTCCAGCAGTTTGGGCAAGCCGGAGATCAGCAAGCCACCCAGTGTTGAGAATAGTGAAAGCATTTAAAGTCCAATCATTCCAAGAAGTTTATCTACAATTTTGCCCGCAAGCTCGTCAGGTAGGTACTGGAGCAGTCCAAGCACCCACCACGCCACACACAGCCTGACAAAGACTTTGAGGAAAAGGTCAAACTGTTTCTGGTACTCATTCACCGACCACACCTTGTCTTGGCACAGTAGTCTTGTATCTCAGCAATGCCCCAGCCAACAGCACCAAGGAGCATCACAATCACAACAACCCCAATCGCCCACGCCATCTGCTCTTGCTCTTCTTCTTTGCGGCGCTTCTCTTCCGCCTTTAGCTCTGCCATTTCTCTGGCATCATCTCTATCCATCTCAGCTTGACGGGCCTTGGTCGCATTCCATACGTCTATGCGTCCCGCCTGCATGAACAGCATCTTTAACTGTTCTTCAAACCGCTTGGCCTCATCCAAGGCCATCTCAATCTGTAACGCCGCGCCTAGGTTAGATTTACCACCTGTACGCTTTGCTTGAAGCATCGCCTTGGTAGCGGTGCTCTTGGCATCAAAAAGCCGCGCAATGGATGGAGCCAATCCAGCCAGATCACTTGCGACCTTGCTTGCCTTTTTGACTACGCTGATTGCAGTCTGTAGTCCTTCTAACGCTGTTATCGGGTCTATTGGAATCATAGGTACAACTCAAAACAAATTCCAGTAACCAAACAGCGGGGGCCGAAGCCCCCAGACAAGGTTACTTAGGTTCTACGTCCGACACCTTGGGTTCGGCCAGAGCTTGCTTCAGTAACTCAAAGAAGGCGTTGCGGCCTACTTGGAGCTGGTCTACGTTAAATCTTGCTGAGTCTAGTTTGCGATCCAAATCTGCGACATGATTCAGTAGCGCTTGCTGCTGGGGTGTCAGGTCTTCAAACTGGTGCTCAACGCCATCGATTGTCACAGGGGTCTTTTCATTTTTTCCCATGATGTTTCCTTTAATGCGCCACCAAGGTCGGGTGGTGGCTTCCCGTTAAATTACGGCTGAGTTGCCCAAGGCAATGGTGGTTGAATTACTGTTGGGTTAATCTGGCTGTTGATCTGCGCCTGAACGCTTGCTTCAGTTGCGTCTTTGTCCACACCGTTTGCCCAGCACCAGCCCAAGACTTGATCTTGAGTCAGTTGGTCATAAGGCGTAAAAGTGCCAGAGGGTGCAGGGAAAGATGCCGTGCTATAGACAGTACTTGTGTAGTCCACAGCGTTGGCTGTTTGAGCGCCGTTACAGCGCCAGCCTGCGGTGATTACAGTCTCAGGGGGATTTGCGGTCGTAGGAGTGGTTTGCATCCATTCAATGACCCAAGTGATAGTTGCTGACATGATTTTTCCTTTCAGTGATTAAAGATTTGCGGCATCCAAACGTGCCTTGAGTGATTCAATGATTGCTTGTTGTTCTTGGATGCACTTCATCAAAGCGTATTGCAAGTCTGTTTGGTAGATGGACAAACGCATCTTAGGTGCTTCTTCAGTACCCCAATTTGTTTCCATTACCAATTCAGGTGCAACTGCTTGAACATCTTGAGCAACCACACCTAACGTCAGACCATCATCTGCTTCAAAGTTTTGGTCAATGTAGTTAAAGGTCTGAACAGGTATTGCACAAATCTTGTCAAGGTAAGAACCCGCAGGCGCAAAATTTGTTTTCTCCCTGCGGTCAGACAGGTTGACGTTATTGGCTTGATAGTTACCTATGCCGCCGTTTGATTGAACGTAAAAACGTGCGCTCGCATTACTTAACGTGTAAATTGTCTTGTAAGTGGTGTCATTAGGGTCAGCGGTGGATTGCATATAAAGCATATCCGAGCCAGTTGCATTTGTGTTGTACAACCTGCTGACGTAATCATTAGCGGCGCTGGAAACTGTGAGTCTATTTGAACCACTCGTAGTCCCCACCAGCAAGTTACCGCTTGAGTCTAGAGTCATTGCCTTGGTGGAAGTACCATTGACGGCAAAAGTCATGCCCAATCCAGTTTCTGCAAAAATTACTGGGGTGTAATCGGAGCCAGAACCAAAGATTTGGTTGTATGTACAAAAAAGACCTTTGGTAGTTGTGCCAATTGAAGCAATAAAAGCACCGTCACGCGAGCGAATACTGCCGTTTACATCAAGCCTTTGGCCGGGCCCATTTGTACCAATACCTACCAAGCCTGCGGCTGAAATGCGCATTTTCTCGCTTACTCCAGTACTATTGGTGGAGAAAGCCATATAAGCGTTGACTGATGAACCCGGACTTTCCTGACCCACGGCAATTATTCCTTGTTGGAAATCTTCTGCGGTTGACCTATCCTGAGAGAAAACAATTTGAGCGCCAGTGTTTACGTTATCAAACCCAAACGGATTGTTTAGTCTTAGCGCAGTTTGCAGACCTGTTGTTGATGGAGTCCAGACTGTTAATTTTGCATTGGGGCCTGACGTTCCAACACCTACATTTCCTGCGTTTGCAATGTACAAAGCATTGCCAGTGGAATAGGTGCTGAACCCGTAGTTCATTGTGGAGGCTGTACCTGTGGCTGAAATTGAGCCGTCGCCTCCTGATTGGTTTACAAATGTCAAAACCGAGTCACTACCAGAGGCACGCATGTAAGTGCGACCAGTAACATCAAGTACCCCACTGGCACTTGTTGCCCCAATCGCAACGCTACCGCCAGTGAAATATGAAGTCCCACCAGCATTCAAAGAAACTTTGACTGTTGTGTCAGATTTAATTGTGTAAGTTCCAACATCTGCCGCACCAGTAGAGAACGTGTGCGTGTCTTTGCCAGCGGTATTAGGACTAAAAACCACATTGTTGCCAACCACATTCATTCGGTTTCCTGCACCGATAGTGGTTGTTCCAACCATGAAGTTACCGCTGGAGTCAATACGGGCACGTTCTGCGCCATTGATATAAAAAATCAACGGGTATGCGCCCGCAGTCGTAAGCGCCATGCCACCTAGACCGCTTGGCCCAAAAGAGCCGCTGTAATTTGTACTTCTTACAGTCAAGCCTGTATTGTCAGCGGTAAGAATGTCAACTTTGTTAGTCGGACTTGTAGTACCAACACCTAGATTGCCTGATGAGTCTAAGCGCATCTTTTCAGTTGCACTTGCGTAAGTAGATGAACCTGTTTTAAAACTAAGCGCACTACCCCATAACTCAACTGGATAAGCTCCACCATCAGAAACACCAAAACCACCAAATATACCACTACCAGTATTACCAACATTGATTACAGCACCGCTTGATGTTCCTGAAAGTCTTGCATCAATTTTCGTAGCAGGACTACTTGTACCAATACCCAGACCTGTGCTGTTTAAAATCATTGATTGAGAACCGCTTGAGTCAGTCCCAACATAAAAACTTAATGCGCTTGCCTGTCCAACAATAGCCGCTTGTGCAGTAGAACCATTGTAAAAATTAAGATAGCCACCACGGGATGTGCCAACAAGGGTCATCGCTCCATAACTATTGGCGGCTGTATTGGTGACTGTAAATATGCGGTCATCAGCACCAGCAATACCAGCACCACTTACTGCTAATTTGTCACCATTAAAAGTAAGCGCAGAACCGCTTGTAACAACCTTAGAGCCGTTTAAATACGCTACTCCGTTAGCAGTACCACCAGAGAGGGTTACGTTGCCTGAAGCAGTTAAAGCTGCAGCGCTAATCGTGCCGGTCAATGTGGGAGAAGCAGACATAACAACATTGCCAGTGCCAGTGATGGCATTGCTAACTAACTCATCTGAGGCATTGGTAAACACCGCTTGAGAGGCGCTCAACCCAGTGAATGTAACTGTGCCAGAAGCCGTCAGGTTCACAAACGAAGCTGAACCCCCTGTATTACTAACCTTCACAAAGTCAGAGCCATTCCATGCACATACAGCAGACTCGCCAGCAACAATGGTCACACCAGTCGTTGGGCCAGCACCTACCAACTTGACAGAGAAGCCGCCAGTGGTGGCGTTGATAACCGTATAAATCTTTGACTGGGCTGGCGCTGTAACCGTACGCAATGCCGTACGTGCACCTGAGAACAAGAGGATGGCTTGACGAGCCGTATTCGCAGCGCCTGTAGTTGTGGTCAGTGTGACATCAGTATCAGTACTAACGTTGGTTGTACCCGCAACAGAGGTGTCGAGAAGAGATGTAATGCTGTTGTTTACAGTGTCACCCCAAGTGCCGCTCAATTCGCCTGTGACTGGAAGTGCCAGACCTAAGAGTGATGTATATGCTGTAGTCATGTTTTAAACCTCAAGTTACAATTTCTTCCCATTCGGGAGTTTGTGTTGTTGCGACTGTAGTCCAAGTGGGTGTCTGCAAATTGCTGATATTTTGCCAGTTTGCATTCTGACTGTCATCTATTAGTTTCCAATATACAGCAATTACATCACCCACCGCGCCCGTTGCCGCAACACCTGTCAAAGCTTTAACGCGCTCTGCCACCGTCATCGTGCCAACCGCACCCGTAGTACCAACACCAGTCAGTGCAATTGAGCGGTCAGGCGATACAGAACCAACTTCACCTATCGCAGTGTTTGGTAGCAGAGGAACAATTACTTGCCCTGCAACGCCCATAGCAGCAACGCCACTCAGAGCAACCGATGCTGATTGAACAACCGTGCCTACCGCGCCTGCGCCTGCAACGCCTGTTATGGCTTTGCTTCTGTCTGGGCTAACCGTGCCAACCGCGCCAGAGGCCAATACGCCTGACAGGGCAACTGTCGATGAATTGACAACTGCGCCAACTGCGCCTGTGGCCGCTACACCCGAAAGAGCAACGGCCTTGCTCTGAACAACCGTACCAACTGCGCCCGATGCGGCTACGCCTGTGAGGGCTACGGAAACTTCAATACCAACTGTGCCAACTTCACCTGTCGCTACATCTCCCTGCTCGGGAATAATGATCGACTCTGTGACATCCCCAACTGCGCCCGATGCGGCTACACCCGTAAGAGCAATCTCAATTACAGGCGACGCAGTGCCAACCGCACCAGAAGCGGCAACGCCTGTTGCATCGAGAGTACCGCCCCAGCCATTACTCCCCCACGCGCCGTCGCCCCAGCCGAGAGACATGGCTTACCTTTTAGGTTGTGGACAAGCGCAGCAAAGCGGTTGTTGTGGTGTTGGAAGGCATGGTCAGAGTGAACGTACCAGCCGTAATGGTCTGTGAACCAAATGTGTGAACAGACACCGCCTTGTCAGACTGGCTGCTGTTATAGATCAACACGCAATCAAACGCTGTGCTCAAAGTCACAGTTGTGTAAGTGATAGACGCTGAAGGTGTCCAGTACGCCACGCCAGCAGTTGCTGAACTGTTTGTAGCAATAGGAGCCGTAGCATTGGTCACCGTCACACCGCCAGCCGTGTAGCCTGTACCCGTCACCTCGTTGGTGGATGAGTAAGCTGTGGTAGCTGCGTTAACAGTGGCTGAAGTCAAATACAGCGCTGCCTTGAATGTGTCGGCAGTAGTAGCCGCACGGATCGGGGCAGTGCCGAAGTTGTGAGTAGCCGTCATGAGTTCGCCCATGAACGAAGTGCACATTGATTGAGTATTTGCCATTTGTGGCTCCTTATGCAATTGATGCGGCTTCAGCAGCCACGTAAGTTAACGGTTTCTTCAGAGTCACATGGGCCGACCGGTGAACTAACTCACCCTCAAGCCAATACTCTACCCAAGTGGTAGTCTCGTTGTCATTATCTACGACCCCTTCTTTTTTCTCAAGAAGAGAATCATCCATTTCGCCTTTGGTGGTAGTAACGATCAATTTGAACTCCTGATTAAAGCTGCCGTCGCAGTGTTGGCAGGCATTGTGATTGTGAAATTTGTAGATGTTTTGTCTGAACCAAAATCCAGCACAGCAATAGATTTATTACCACGAGTCACGTTGTAAATCAAAGCACAACGAGAAGTCACAGAGGCGTTAAACACAACGTTATTGAAGTTAATGTAAGCCGTATATCCGTCAGAGTTAAGCGTTACCCCAGTTAGAATAACACCGCCCGCTACATAACCACCGCCAGTCACTTCATTGGTTGTAGAGTAAATGGTTGTAGCTTCGTTTAAATTTGCGTTTGCTGTGTACAGTGCAATCTTGAGCGTGTCCGTAAGCATGTTGTGAACAGCTTGGTACAACTCCGTTTTGAAGCTTGTGGTTTGGGTTTGGACAATTGAACTCATGCAACAGCCGTTCTAACCTGACCGTCGCGATAAGCGTCAGCGCGTTGTTTACCATCAGCCAAGTTTTTATACAGAGCAATTGCTTGCACGTAACGTTCTTGCGCCAAGCCAACCATATCTGCTTCACCCTTCATGTAAACAAGAGCTTCGCAGATAGTGCCATACAACAACACGGAATCAAAGTTGTCACCAAGCCATGTAGTGCCAGCAGTGACAATCGACTCTGGATAGTAGTTGTAATGCAGTTCTACGTTATACGTGCCATCGGGGGTTGGGCCAACAATAAAGGACAGCTCGTTAGTAATAGCACCAGCGCCAGTAACAGTGGGGCCAAAGATGGCGTAATGCTTGGGTTTGCCTGTAGATGTCGGGTTTGGATATGCCTCGCGAATAAAGTTTACATCTTTGTTCAACAAGTACAAGTAGTCACCGCCAGCAACTGGGTATACCGCAAGGCTATATACAGAGAGAAAATCCTCTGGAGCAGACAAATATTTGTTTGTCGCGGTGATAGTGCCTGTCATGTTCTTCCGCAAGTTAGCAGGTTGCGCGGTGTTATATATGCGCTGCTCCGCCTGACGTATGAACGTATTCATATTGTCAGTTGGGAAAGAGTTCTCGCAGTAATCGCTTACCTGCGTGACAAGCTCACTGTAGTTCATGCCATCGGGCCTCTAGACATAACGCCTTTGGTAGCTGCACCTGCGCCACGCATTTTGATACCAGTTGTTTTAGTTGCTGGCTGTGCACGACGATAAACGTTACCTACAGCCATATTGACTGTTCCGGCATCACTGTGGTCAGGGCCAGAGCCGGGGTTTTCAGAAGCTTTAACAACTTTACCAGTCATGGTGTGTGGTGTGGCATAGACGGCAGCGTCGCCAACTTCTTTACCCATTAATTTTTTGCTAAATGTAGCCATGATTAACCTCGCTTTTGTGCGGCAATCTTTGCCAAGTTACGACCCATAGACAGCATATCGGCGTTGGTCTTACCACCGCCCTTGCCTGTGCCGCCGTGCATCATTTTAGCAACGGGACCGCTATTGCCATAGTTTTTACCCTCGGTCTTGCCTTTTTTAGCAATGCCGTCTGCTGATCGTGTGTATGCCATGTTTAGCTCCTTAATTAACCGTTACTGTACCAACAAATGTCGTTGCCACCAAGTAGTTTGGTGTCAATCCTGCATCATTAAACCTAGCCCCGCCTACGGGTGCCCACCCCCATTGGATGTCTCGTGAACCACCAGACAGACTACCGTTTGAGTTTACTCCGGAAGTTACGTAGGTTGTATCCCTGCGTGGGTCACGCAACGCTTGTGGATCGTCTACGGGAAACGTACCTAACATCAATTGCGGTTGATCTGGGTCCCAGCACGCAGGACAAACCAACAACTCGTACTTGCGCTGCTTAATGATCTCAGTCTTAAGCTTTTTAAGTTTAAATTGCTGGCCGCAACGATCACACATAGCAATCGCTATCTTGCCCGATGCGAACCGATTACCCATTATGTGTTACCTATGTACATCTGACGAGGCACAAACCGCACTGCCGCTTTTTCTCTGTCTTCGCCAGCAGCAATTTCAAATGCTTCGTTGTACATCATCTTAAGCATTTCTACGCGAGGCATCAGCTCAGGGACTTTGACTGCAATGTTATACGCCAAGCCCGCCACCAAACAAGGCAGGAAGCGAAAATTCATGTCGGCGGTACTTACACCAGCGCCAGCGTCTTGAACTCGTCTGAGCCTCCAATACACAAACTGATAGGGCGTTGAGTTATCAGGCGTTGGCCAAACAGTTACCGCCGGAAGCTGGGGCACAAACACAGCCGTGTTAATTAAATGAGAAGCTGCAGTTGTATTGTTTTGGCCACGGAACACACCGCCTAGAGTATTCCCAGTGACGTATGTGTAGTAAATGTCTTCATTGTCTAACCGAATAAACCCAGAACCTGCTAACCCAACCACCGAGTTAAGCGTGATCGTTGTGTCGGTTGAGTTGATGGCCGTGGCGAGCACAGAGCTTGTAGGATTAGTTTCCCCAGATAGACGCTGAATCCATACTTGAATCGGTCTCGCCTGCTGTAACTTGTTTGGGATGGTCGCATAAGTAGAAACACTAATACGTGAAATAGTTAAGTCGGCTTGCGTAGACGAAGTGTTAGACCCCGTACGAATCACATGTTCTAGCAGATCAATCGTATCTGTGGGTAGAGCATAAGTAGCTAGACCCGGAGTCAGGTTGATGATCCCCTGCTCCATCGTCCACATGTTGATACCCTTAGATTGCCACTCGATGGTCATCAGGTTCATTGAACGACGAGCCGTACGCAAGTCATAGCCTGAACGCATTTCCCGGCCCGCACGCTCCCACGCTTCCTCGGCGATCTCCGTGAAGTCCATGTTGAACAGTGTGGTTCCGGTAGTGGTCATCTAAATCCTGCCGTTTTCTTTGCAATCGTTTTAGGTTGGGCTACAAACTGTTTGCCCGATGCCTTGCCAGCACGTTTGGCTTTGGTCGTAGCCGCATACTCTTGGGGGGACAATGATTTAATGGCTGCTTCAGGCAAATACCGCTCACCCGTCTTGCTTGACGGTTTACCAGACTTAGTGCGCCACTTCTGGTCGCCCCAGTCCTTGAGCGATTTCTGAGGAGCTTTCAATCCTTATACCCTCCACCAGCTTCCTTGTATTTCTTAGCTACAAGTTGCGCTTTACGAGCTGACCATTGGCCTGCGCCAGTACCGTGGGTTGCTGCGGCTTTTACTTGAGCCACGATCCGCTTGCGCAGACCGGGCTTTGTGTAATTACCAGCGGCGTTGACTTTACCACCTTCAGCGTACTGCGTGAAGTCAGTATCATCTCGGCGAGCTTTACGCTTGCCTTTGGGCATTTTACTGGGGGATATAGCCCCCATGCCACGGCTGGCCATCATGATTAGATGTACTTTCCGCGGGTCTTACCCTTGGCAGCAATACCATCTGCGCGCTTTGAAGCTGAACCGGATGAAGGCTTGGCTGTCTTTACGCTACCCATGCTAGAAGGCTTGACAGAACCGCCAGACTTCATACCAAAAGCAGAACGCAGGCGCTCGCCAACAGAACGTGTATCAGTTGTACCGCTACCGGATCTTGCCTTCTCGCGGCTCATTTTTGCACGATCTGCCAAAGACATTTTGGTTACATCAGTGGAAGCTGCTTTAGGGGCAGGTTTGGATTCGGCTTTAGGTGCGGGCTTAGATTCGGCTTTAGGGGCAGCCTTAGGAGCGGGCTTAGGAGCCGCCTTCTTAGGAGCCGCCTTTGTTGTATACGATGTGCCAGCCTCGCCATACTCTTTAGCGTTAGGGTTTGTTAACGTACGCTCTGTACGTTTGTTGGCTTCTTCCATTGCGTCTATTTCACCGCCGTCTTCATAACGTTTTTTCATGTTAACTCCTTTTAGCAGGCGCGACCGCCCATGTTCATGGTAATCATTTTGCCTTTGGTTTTGCCTTTAGAGCAGCAGCCATCAGCAGCTTTGGTATAGCCGCCAGCGGCTAATTTGGTTTTGGGCTGACCCTTGTGCAAACGGCTTTCGTGTTTACTCACGGCCTTCTGCATCATGGCTTTGTCCATCTTTACGTCTTCGTGTTTCATATCACCGCCTTTTGCAAATTTACGGCCCTTGTCAGCCGCTGAAAAGTCTTTCCCCACGGATTGTGGGACGCCTACTTTCTTAGCAAACTTTGGACTATTCGCCACAGCAGCCATGAAATTGTGTTGCTTTTTGGAACTACTCGGCATTACAAATACCTGCCTTTAGTTTTGCCACGTTCAGCTATGCCATCAGCCCGCTTAGAAGCAGAGCTAACTTTACCGCCCTTATCAAACTTCTTAGACCACCTGACTCCGTATCCTTTTCCAACTTTAGCTGGCTCTAGCGTACCGCCGCCAAGGGGGATACTTACGGCATCGCGAAGGCTTCTGCCAAGTGATGATGGTTCCCCAAAATTTGGAGTGCCATCGCCTCTAGGTGGCGGTGGTGGAGGTGGAGGTGTAGGGTTTCCGTTTGACATGATTACTCTCCGCCCTTGGTTAGTTTAGTGCGGCCTAACAAATTCTGAACAGTTTCGGTTTCCCAAATGCGAATTGCAGTCCACACAATTGTGAAGACTGCGGCTACAGACGGCAACATTTCGACTAGGGTTCCTACAACAGTCATTATTGACAAAGCGTCAACAACATTCTTAGCGGTTTCGTGAGTTTCGCTCATGTTAGCAATTCCACGCCCGTAGGCTCTTGTTGATACGTGAGTTCGGATCGTTGGCAGTCTTGGCAGAGGTGAGTTTCTTTTTCATTCCACTCATCCGAGCGCAGAAAGAGTCGCGGCGTGAGCCGCCCTCTGGCTGGGGCGCTTTTAACCCCGGCTTGCCCGGATTGGCTTTGTTGTAGGAAGCACGGCCCTTGGCGTTCAAGCCGCCCTTGTCCGATTTGCCTTCCTTGCGCTGCCATGCTGGACTCTTAGCCATAGAACACCGTGCAGTGCACGTCGGTTGCAAGAAAAGTTCTAATCCCGTCTTTAGCCATAATACCTTCTCCGGGAATAACTAAATTAAACGCTGTTGCATTAGATGCATCCGCTTGAAGAAGCACTTGATTCCAGACAGTTACGTTACCGCTTGTAGCTCCGGAGTTAGCCACAGTTACTGTAAAAGCATTTGAGGTTGTCACGGTAACTTGGTACGGGTTGTCCGCCAAATCCCAATCCAAGTACACCCATTGGCCTGTAGATAAACCGTGGTTTGTTGCAGTTACGGTGGCAGTGGTTGTAGTGCGTGCGTACGTGCCTGAAATAGAAACATCGTTCACAAACACGCTATAACCCGTAGCAGCGCTAAAGGGGAATATTACCGCCCCTTTCAAACGAGTCCGGTACGGAACCATCAAACCAGACACAGCCGCGTGTTGCGACTTTACGTCATATTGCATCGACATAATCAATCTCCTTTAAAAAAGGGGCCGAAGCCCCTTGGGTTGATTAAGAATCTGCGAAAGGTGTGGCAACAATGCCAGAACCAATAACGTTTCCAGTCACCATGTACTTGTCAGCAGCAATTGCCACGATTTGAATCCATGTGCCAGCAACGCCGCCGGTAGTTGTACCGTTCAAGTTAATGAAGTCATTGGAAGAGCCGTTGGCAGAGAAGGCAACTACAGCGCCAGATGTATCTGAATCAATAGAGATAATAGCGCCAACATACAAGTCGCCAGAACCAGAAGTTGTACCAATCTTCAAAGAGCTTGTAGAGATGGTTGTAGGAACCCAGATTGTGTAAACAACGCCTTCGTTGTTGGCTGTGCTGGGGTCTTGGCCGGGGCCAGATGTAACAGAGTTTGCTGATACGTTAATTGCTGGCAATGTCAAAGTGACTGCTGCAGCCAAAGAACCACCAACAGCGATGATACGACCGCCATGAGCTTCTGGGCTTAATGTGGTGCTTGTGGTGATGTCAACAACAGTAGCTGGACCTTGTTGATAAATGCCGCCCAATGAACGAATGGGGCCTTGAAACGTAGTGCGTGCCATGATGTATTCCTTACATGCAAGTTGGGGTGTTCTGTCTGCATGTCGTCAGCCGGGACTGTCAGAACACCGGATAAGCCCGGATTAGTGTGTTTATATCACGGCGTTTCTTGTGGCGCAACAAGTTTATTAGACTTCTTTAAATTTTCTTCTTGTGTAATGACACGTAGGTTCCACGGCACGTGCAAGCCGCAGACTTCATGTGAACGCAACGGCACGATGTGGTCAACAACATAACGTTCACCTGTTATCTCGGTTAACTTTCTAGCTTGTAAATATAACTGACGCATAGAAAGTTTCTGCTCGACAGTTAACCAATTTGGGGTAGCTTCCCTATGTCTGCGTTTGCGTACGCTAGTGTCGGCTCGTACTACATCAACATTACGGTCTTTGTACTCGGCGCGATTTCGGCGTTTCTCTTCCGGGGGTCGTGCGGCAGCGCGAGCAATAACGACTTCTCTATTGCGTTCGTAATATCGTTTGCCTGCGGCTTTAGCGGCTTCTGTTTTTGGTTTGGTTTTACGGCGTTCGTTATCTAACGCCCAATCTTCTTTCACGCAGTCGACGCAAGCCCCTTTGGTTTTACGAAGGGCTATATGCCCTCGTACACACGGTTCTCCAGTAAAGTAAAACTTTGCTCCAGTTGCTTTAGCTTCTGCGCGGGTTTTTGGGTGATCCATATTAACTCCTCGTTACGATACGAGTAATTGTACACCTTCTAATTTAGTTGTCAACAAGCATGAAAAAGGGGGCCGAAGCCCCCCTTGAAACCTGCATAAATGCTGGTTATGCGCCGGGTGAACCGAAGATACCCAGTGGATCGGACACGCCGAAAGAGTAACGCTCGCGAGCTTTGTATCTCACGTTGCCTGTATCGAAGTCACCATCCATTCCAGTGCTCATAGGAGTACGAACGAAGTGCTTCAAACCGTTAGGCACGTCAGTCAACAGGAACCAAGCATTGGTGTCTGTCAAGTAGTGGTTTACGGTGTAGCCTTCAGGGATAGAACCGTTGTTCTTCAATGCGTTGATATCATTGTCAGCTGTAGAAACGCGGAGTTCGGTTTCGAGCAAACGTGTAGCAACGAACATCAAAGAAGGAGGAACAACCAACTTCTTAGGCTTAGCGGCGATCAGCAAGCTACGCTCGTCTGTCCAAGCAGCGATCTGAATAACAGCGTTTTCCAACGATGTTTCGTTCAAGTCGGCAGGAGTAGAAGGAGTGTTGCTGTTAGTGCCACCAGAAACCAAGGGGTGTGCTGTAGAGCACAACACTTGACCGTCACCGTATGTAGGGCCGCCAGCAAAAGCGTTGTTCAGGACGAAAGCGGCCTTAACTTGCTTTGTGTAAGCCATACCACGGGCCAGAGCCTTGGTATAACGTGAAGACAGGCTGTCATACAAGTTATCTTCCACAGCTTCCTCTGTGATGGAGAAGCCCATCGCAATGGTTTCGTGGGTGTAACGTGCAGTCCATGCTTCTTGCGCGTTGTCATAAGCGATGGCAGAGCCCTCGTTCTTAACAGGTGCAGCAGCAAAGCCAGACAGCTTTGTCTCTTCTTCGAAGCTACGCTCAGATGACTCTGTTTCGTAGATTTCTTTGTGCTCTTCGCCGTATTTAGCGTACTCAAGACCGAACAATGCGTTCAAGCCGGGGAGCAATTCTTTGAGCAGTTGTGCGCGTGAAATAGCCATGATTTAGCTCCTTAGATGCCAACGGCGTTAGTGAAAGCGGAAGCGCCGGGATTGAACTTAACAAACACTTCAGTGAAGCTGTCAGTCAATGGGGAGGCGAAACCAATGATCTTAAACGCAGCGGCAGTAGTAACAACTGTGCTTTCCAAAGCGCTGGTAGAGTTACCTGTACGGGTAGAACCTGTAGAGGAAGACTGAGCAGCGGCAAAGAAAGTGTTTGCGCCAAGAGCGGCTTGAGTAACTTGACCGTCAAGCTGAGCTTGGAAAGTCACGTTAGGGTCAGTGATAACGTATGCAGTCACCACGCCGGTTGTGCCGGAGGGGTAGTACTGACCGTAAATCTGCTGGCCTTGTGCGTTGATGTATGAAGCACCAACAAAAACGCCCCAAGCACCCATACTGTCGCCACCAAGGTTATTGGTAGTTAAGTCTGCGCCGGTAGCGGTGGACAAAGCGATATAACCGTTAGCATTGATGAGAACAGCTTGTCCATAGAACAAGTTGGACGCAAGACCTGCTGGGTCAATCAGGAACTGACTCGTAGCGCCAGCATAAGGCATGCCGTCGTTACGATTGATGGGGCGTAGCCCATAGGGAGCATTGGTAGTTGACATTTAAGTCTCCAAAAAAAGTTTACTGACCTTTTCCGAAAGTGACCGTGGACTTACGTTCTTTGAACATAGGCATCCGTGGATCATTTTCGCGCATGTACGTGTTGTCTACTGACTGCATCTGAGCTTCCGACTGTCGTCGGTAGTAATCATTCCGCTGCTCAGTAAGCTCCACAGGTGTTTTGCAAAGCAACAAACCGCCCACTTGAACGCTGTCAGGAAACTTGGCATTGCTGTCAGAACCGAACAAACGAATCTCAGGGTGGTCAGAAGCCCTAACGGGTTCCCAGCCTTCGCGTAACTTACCGGAAATATTGGTGGCGTCGTCTTTCCCTAACGATGCAATCCTGATCCAACGAAACGCATAACCCGGCTCCGGATTTGGATCGGGCAGAAGTTGTGGAGGCATCCATTGTTTTGGACGTTCCATTTTTTCGCGTGTATCAAGTTCGCGTGGTACGCGGGTAGTCTTTTCCATTTTCATTTCCTCATTTCTTCAGCAACCTTACGGGCGTACAGTTCCAATGGAACCCCCAACCGCTTGGCGAGATTTACCTGTGTCTGCGTAAGCACGATTTTGCGCGGTGCTGTACTACGCGTTGCAGGTGCAACATTGTTGGATTTTGTGCGCTGAGGTTTCGCATCAGCGGGTTCGTCGGCTCCAAACTGGTCGGCAAACCTTTCACGCATGTCAGCGTTGATACGTCTATAGTATTCTTCGCTACCTGCTGGAATTCCTTCCCCAATCAAGTCCTCATGCAAGCCGAGGGCATACGCTGTCATCCGTTTGTTAGATCCAAACCACTGATTTTGGTCTTGCCATGCAAGCAGTTTTTCGTCTACGGGTGCAGCCTGTTGGGGCCGTTGTGTGATTTGTACAGGAGTTTCTTCTTCCTGTAAAGGGGTCGGGCGGAAATTATTTACTTT